ATTTCATTCAATTTAGCCAATAAGCCAATATCTGTGGTCCGTGGAGCACTGATATTACGACTTATATTGGGGTTATTGGCTGTCGTATTATGGGGTTATTGGCTGTAAGCAGGTAATAGGGTACTTGGTGGGTGGTACGTGGTGTAGCTCACATAAAGCGTGCGAACAGATTTTACTGATATAAAGAGTATCTCCACTGATCCTTATATAGGTGGAACTAGGAAACCACGGACAAAGACACACGGTCCAAAATCCTATGGACGCTGGTCCACGCACCAAAGAAGAAGAAAAGCCGTAACAAAGAAGAAGAAACAAAGGTCCCTGGACCGATCACGATGGTGATCGCGGTCGCCTCGCTACGCTCGGCGACACACGGTCAAAGAACAAAGAACAAAGAACAAAGAACAAAGAAAACCGAAGAAACCAAAGAAAACCAAAGAACGAAGAAGAAGAAGGTCTGTGGTCCGTGGCACATGGATCAAGATCATGATCTCATATAATATAAGATCATAATCTCATATTTTAAAAATAAAAAAGGGAGCCGAAGCTCCCTTGGGGGGAAGTTAGCTTACGCTAACTTTAAACTACGGATTTTGTTAATATCGTAGTTAAGATGAGTCTTAGCTCCCTTAGGGTAAAGGGTAGCATAATGAGCCAAAGCGTCATCGTAAGACATACCGTTGACAGCCTTAGCACGGTTGACGTTCTCGTCAGCACGAGCCTTATTAGGCACAAAGGTAAGGGTTTGAGCCACAACACTAGGCTTGATAGTAGTAGTAGCTTTTTGAGTTTTAACATTAGACATAATTACCTCCTATTTGAATTATTAACTAATATACTTAGTATAGTCCTAGTATATAAAAAGTAAAGCCTATTCTTAAAAAAAGTCCTATTATTTTTAAGACCCTTTGTCCGCCGACCTTGGCGTGATAGTAAGTACTTACTATCGCGGAAAGCCGAGCTACGCTCGGCACACAGGCGTGGCGTCGCTACGCGACGCACACGGACTCCGCTACGCGGAGCACACACAGGGGACCACGTACCGTGGTCGGGCGTCCTTACGGACGCGTTGCAGCGTCCCTGCGGGACGCAAAGAAGAAAAGGCAAAAGAAGACCTAAGATCTTGATCGTGCGGTCGCCGCTGACGCGGCGACACACAGGTACCCCACCCCCCTTAGAGCGTACAAAGGAACTGATTAAGCACGAAACCATGATTCGGACTCTCATTTTCCAAAGACTTTACTTTTGACAGAGCTACTATAGAATAGGGACTCCTAGTCAAAATTTTTTGCAAAATTTTTTTATAAATGAGAGACTACCTTAAATCAATAACTAAAGTTTGTCCTTTTAGCCTAAAGTATTTTGACAAGGGAGAAATACCAATACTGATTTATTCAGAACCTTTAGTACGTGAACTGTACAAAGAACTTGACAAGTATCCTGCTATTCTTTTTAAAGTTCATAGCTCGATCTGTCGCGAGACACTAGAGTCCACGGCACACGATCTAGCCGACGAGTACCCTGACGCAGAGTGGTTTTGGTCGCACCCTAGTGAGGGTGGAACGTCGACCCCTGTCCCTGTGCTCATAATGCAAAATAGAGAACACTTGGCTAATGCACGTAATAACATTAAAATACGTCATGGCAAATAAATGGTCTCCACACTCTAAGATAATTAACCACGTTAAAAAGAAAACGTCTATAGGTCATTCAACTCTTAGCTACGGAGCAGGAACCAATAAGCGTAAAACTAAAAAGAAGTATAGAGGTCAAGGAAAATAAAAACGAGCTCCGCGAAAGCTAAAGGGCGACGCCTACAACAATGGGTATGTACTAAGTTAGTTGAACTGTTGTCCGTGGACGGTGCTGATCTAGAATCACGACCCATGGGCAGTAGCGGAGAAGACATCATTATGGGTGTGCAGACTCGTAAAGTTTTTCCTTATAGCGTTGAGTGTAAAAATCAAGAAGCGGTAAACGTATGGAAAGCCTATGAACAAAGTTCAAGTAACACTAGTCAAAACGCAGAACCGCTAGTTATAATAAAACGGAACAAGTCAAAACCTTTAGCGGTAGTAGACGCGGAATATTTTATAAAGCTACATGGACGAATATCAAGAATACCTTAGATTGTTTGGCGAACTACCTTTTGGTATGCGTCCTAAGTTTGAAGACTATCAAAAACAAAAAGCTTCTCAAGCAGCACGTACCACGTTAGCGGAAGGTTTAAAAAGCGGTGACTATGATAAAGCCTATACCGAAGGCTTTGAAAAACTTCCGTTAATGGACCAATTACTTTATGGCATGGCTCCTGGCACTGGCGAAGCATTGGCAGCATACGAAGTACCAGAGTTCGCTAAACGTGGTAGTAAAGCTGCAGAAGAAGGCAGGTATTTAGACGCAGCAGGTAACTACGCTATTAGCGGTTTAAATTTATTAAGTATGATACCGTTAGTAGGTAAAGCTGCTGATGTAGTAGAAACTGGTGCTAAAGCTATTAAGGCAGGTATAAAAACACAACCAGCCAAAACAGATTATCTTTTTTATGACGCCTTAAATCCGTTGTACGACCCTTCTATGTTTAAAGCGGTAAGTGCGGTGGATGAAAATATCGCGGACGCTGTTAATAAAGGCACAATAGACAGAACTAAAAAATACCCTATACCTAAATTAGTTAAGTATTTAACTAAAAACGCAGACAACCAAAAGAAAGCACAAAACGATCTTAACGCTTATTTAACCAGTGATTTTAAAAATAAACCCAGCGCCACGATTGACGAACTAGCTACAGAGTACAACTTAAATAAACCCAACCTAAGTGAAGACCACACTTTTTATCCAGTTTCTACTAACCCTGAAACAGGAGAGTTTATAGTAGAAGGTTTAGAAAACGTTTCTTCACCCAGACTAGCCAATGTATTACGCAAACGTTTTGAACGTAACGACACCTACCCAGACAGTGTAGAAAACGCTAAAGGTTACGGTGAACTTATTATCAACGCTAAAAGTAACAACGCTCCTAGTATAACTTCACCTTATATGTCAGATAATGCTTTACACGCAGATATAGCTAGAGGCGGTAATTTTTACCCAAATATCGCAGACCGTGTCGCTCATGTGCGTTATAGAGTAGTGCCTAAAGAGGGTAAAGACGTATTAGAACTTAGTGAAATACAAAGCGACCTTTACCGTTTTGATGAAAAACTGTACGACCCTTACGTAGATACATGGTCATTACAAAAATCTATGTATGATTCTAACTCTAACTTAATAGATGCTATTGACTCGGCTGTACCGTTAGACGCTTTTTACACTCGGTTAGGTAATGAGTTAGGATTTAAAGAAACACTCAGTAATAAAGAAATTAATTCTGCTGTAAACCGAGCTTTAGGTGGTTTAAAAAGAGGCACAAAATTAAACGAAACTTCAACCAATAGTTTTGCTGAACCTATACTAGCGTTTAATAAAGCTAGGTACGATAACTACAAAGGCACTTTAGATAACATGCCATTAGCTAAAAATAATCAGTGGTTTGAACTAGCTTTAAAACGTGGCATACAAGAAGGTCATCGTATGGGAGTGGATTCTGTACAGATACCAGTAAACGGTAGAGCGTTATTACGACAACGTGGCGACGACAATATTCAAAAAGCAGACTCATTAGCCGAACTCTACATAGACAATACAAGAAGATCTATAAAAAATATAGAAAAAGAATACGGCATAAAAATAAAACTTGATGTTGACACAGATGATTTTGACCAAGAGTTTTTTACAATCAATCTAAACGATGATACTAAAAAACTTACCGAAGTTTTAAAATTAAACAGAGGTGGGCTAGTAAACTTAATGCCTTTACGTTATGGCAACTGATCCCTTTCAAAATTATCGAATTTCCCCCACCGACCGTTCAACGTTAAGTTGGCGAGACAAACTTAGAGAACTAGCTACGCTTAAATACGGTACAACAGGTAAAAACGTTGCCGAGGGTTTATTAGGCGAAAGCGAAGAAGAAAAATACATGAACTATCTAGAAGCGATAGAAGCAGGTTTACTTCCTGCTCCTAAAAACTTTCCTGATAGAAGACCAGTATCAAACATGTTCGGCGGAGAAGGAGTATCAGACTTCGGTTTACTTGATGCTAGTTTAATGGGCTTGAGCGGTATGGCTATACCTAAAGTTAGTTCAACTGCAGCAGCGGTTGAGTCAAGTGTACTAGGTGCCGACGCTTTAGGTGAATATAAAAAAGGTAACACTGCTACTGCTGCAATAATGGGTACGTTAGCTGGTGCTCCAGCTTTATTAAGATACGCTAACTCAGTTAAAAATACTTCAAGTAAAGAAGTAGCAGACGAAGTACAACCCGACTTAACAAGAAGAAAAGTAGCTCAAGGTTTAGGTATTGGTGTTTTAGCTGCACCTTTTATCGATCCTGTGTCTATGGCAGTGAGATCACTGGGTAAATCTCGCATACTTCCAGGTTTAGCTAAACTTACTCCTCCCATAAGATCAATGTTGGATAACTCAAATGCGTTTTTTTACAATAATAGAGTAGTAGACACTTTAGTCAGTAAGTATGGTAAAAACAAAGATGAATTTATCTCTGCTCAAGCAGTACAATCAATCTTAGAAAAACTAGCCAGTAAAGATTTAAACAATCTTTCATTAAAACAAGTAAAAGAAATAGCAGGAACTTCTAACAACGTTGAAGTTACAGATGATTTTTTGAAAGATGCAATCAACACTATTGAAGATTTAAAAAGTGCTGTAAGATATGATCCCACTACACAAAAACTATTAGACAAACTTATAAAAGAACAAAATATGTCAGATGAGGAAATTTTTAATATTTATAATAGAGGTGCGGATACTGTATACTACGATACGCTAGAGGATATGAATACAGCACTTGAAAACTACATACCTTGAAGAAAGAATTATTAGAACAACTTCCTGAGGAAGTACTAAAAGAACATTTAGAACTTAGCGAACGTTTAGCCGAGATTGAACGCATTGAACGTTGTCAAAGTAATTTTTTAGATTTTGTTAAAAGCCAATGGCCACAGTTTATAGCTGGTGCTCACCATGCTAAAATGGCAGACGCATTTGACCGTATAGCATCAGGTAAAATTAAAAGGCTAATAATTAATATGCCCCCCAGACATACTAAGTCTGAGTTTGCTTCACACTTTTTTCCTGCGTATTTAGTAGGGCGTAACCCTAGTTTAAAAATACTACAAGCCACGCACACCGCAGACTTAGCAGTTAAGTTCGGTAGAAAGATTAGAGACTTAATGTTAACGGAAGACTTTGAAAAAGTTTTTCCTAACGTATTAATAAACCCAGACTCAAAAGCTGCAGGTAAATGGGAAACACAAGACAAACGTAACCCTAAACTTAAAGGCGAATATTACGCAGCAGGTGTAGGCGGTGCGTTAGCGGGACGTGGTGCGGACTTGTTTATTATTGATGACCCTCACTCAGAACAAGACGCCATGAATCCTAAAAGCATGGAAGACACTTATGATTGGTACACTTCAGGACCACGGCAAAGGCTACAGCCAGGAGGTGCTATAGTTATAGTCATGACACGGTGGAACGTGAATGACCTTACAGGCAGATTATTAAAAGACGCAGCACGAGACCCTAAAGCAGATCAATGGGAACTTATTGAGCTACCTGCTATATTACCTAGTGGTGACCCTCTGTGGCCAGAATATTGGTCAAAGGAAGAACTAGAAAGTGTACAGGCTACCTTACGTGGCGGACCAAAGTGGCACGCTCAATACATGCAGAATCCCAGTTCAGAGGAAGGTGCTTTATTAAAACGTGAATGGTGGAATGTTTGGGAAAGACAAAAACCACCTAAGTGCGACTACATCATACAAAGTTACGACACCGCGTTTTTAAAACGAGAGATGGCAGACTATTCTGCTATTACTACGTGGGGAGTATTTTATCCAGAAGGCAACGTCGGGGAACATTTTTATGACGGCACAGCACCACATATAATTTTATTAGACGCTATAAAAGGGCGGTACAGCTTTCCTGAATTAAAGGCTATAGCTTTACAACAATATCAAGAGTGGGAACCTGACGTAACTATTATAGAAGCTAAAGCTAGTGGTATGCCTCTTACGCAAGAACTGCGTAATATAGGTATACCTGTACAGAACTTTACTCCGTCAAAAGGAAATGATAAAGTAGCTAGAGTAAATGCTGCTGCTCCATTATTTGAATCTGGCATGGTATGGGCACCAGATACTAAATGGGCTAATGAGGTAATTGAGGAGTGTGCTATGTTTCCTGCTGGAGACCACGACGACTTAGTCGACTCAACAACGCAAGCACTACTACGTTTTAGGCAAGGTGGCTTTGTTAAGTTACCGAGTGACTATGAAGACGAAGAACTATATCCCAGAAGAAAAATAAGTTATTATTAACGCATGGCAATAGAAAAACAAAATCCTATGGAGCAAATGGTAGTAGAAGCACTACCAGAAGAACTTCAAGAATCACTTGAAGTAGAACTACCAGAAGACATGAACATACAAGGGGAAATGACTTCCGCTTTTGAAGTTGACCCTAGAGGTAATTTAGTTCCGCTTTTTGAAGAGGAAGAAGTTATAGTTACAGAACATCAAGTTAATTTAGCAGAGGTATTAGATGAGTCCTCGCTTAATACACTTTCTAATGAATTATTAGACGCGTTTGAACAAGACAAAGATTCACGTAAAGACTGGCTTGATGTATTTACTAAAGGTTTAGATTTATTAGGTATAAAAACAGAAGAACGTGAAGAGCCATTCCCAGGAGCTACAGGTGTCCACCACCCACTATTAAGTGAAGCGGTAACACAATTTCAAGCTCAAGCCTACAAAGAACTTTTACCAGCTGGAGGACCAGTCAAAACTAGAATTATGGGCAACGAAAGTCCAGAAGTTGCTGCTCAAAGCCAACGTGTAAAAGAGTTTATGAATTATCAAATCAGTGAAGTTATGCAAGAGTATGACCCTGAGATGGACAGCTTATTATTTTATTTACCGTTAGCTGGTAGTGCGTTTAAAAAGGTTTATTACGATAAT